GGTAACGCTCAACCGCAGACAAATTTTAGCGACAGCAAAAAAGTTAAGGGCTACCACGAGGAGATTTGACAAGATGAGTATGACGCAGAAACTATGGACAATTTCGGCTTTAGGCGTTGAGTTTAATATGGACAGGCGTGCTGTAGCCAAACGCCTTAATGATGTAGTCCCGGCGAAGACCGACAAGCGTGGCAAGTATTACAAACTCGACGACGCGGCCAAAGCAATCATCGGTCAGGTTGCCACAAGCAGCGAAGTTCTAAGCTATGACGAGGCACGCGCACGCAAGGTTGCCGCCGAAGCTGAGATGGCAGAGATTGAACTGGCTAAAGAACGCGGCCTGCTGCTGCCCGTCGAGATGGTTGCGGAAATTAACCAGAACATCTTTAGCGTGTTTCGCGCGCGCATGATGGCATTGCCTGCAAAAGCTGCGCCTGATGTGTTTAGTGCGGACAATGTGAAAGAAGCGAAGTCGTTGTTGAAGGATTACGTCAACAGCGCATTAGATGAACTGTCAAACAGCGTGGTGGAAACGTATGAAGACGATAGCGATACCGAACAAGCAAGCGGCTAAGATTGTCGTCCAGCGAACACTGGACGCAGTAAAGCCGCCGCCCGATTTAAGCATCAGCGAATGGGCTGACCAATATCGCGTGCTGTCGAGCGAAGCATCGAGCGAATACGGCGCGTGGAATACCAGCCGTGCCGAATATCAACGCGGCATTATGGATGCCATATCGGACGACAACATCGAAGAAGTCACCATCATGTCATGCGCGCAGGTCGGCAAGACAGAGATGATACTTAACTTGATTGGCTATCATGTCGCGCAAGACCCAGCCCCGATGCTGGTAGTGCAGCCGACACTTGAGATGGCACAAACATTTTCCAAAGACCGTCTTGCGCCTATGGTTCGGGATTGCCCGACACTGGCTGACAAGATTAAAGACCCGCGTGCAAGAGACAGCGGCAACAGTATCTTGAAAAAGCAATTTGCTGGCGGTCATATAACGATGTGCGGCGCAAATAGCCCATCAAGTCTTGCGTCGCGGCCTGTTCGCCTAGTTCTATGCGATGAGGTTGACCGCTTCCCGAACAGTGCTGGCACAGAGGGCGACCCGATTGATTTGGCTAAACGCCGGGCGACCACATTTACAAACCGCAAGATTGTAATGGTCAGCACGCCAACGGTCAAAGATGCCAGCCGTATCGAAGCAGCATTTGAAGAAACCGATAAACGCGAGTATCATGTCCCGTGTAAAGACTGCGGTGAAGAACAAGTGCTTCGGTGGAGCAACGTAAAGTGGGATAAGGACAAGCCAGAAACGGCTGCTTATATCTGCGAACACTGCGGTTCAGTTTGGGATGATGCGGCTCGTTTCCGAGCAATACGCAGGGGCAGATGGGTCGCCACCAACCCATCGGTCGGGAAGGCGGGCTTCCGACTATCTGGTTTGTGTTCACCGTGGACACCTATCGAAAGTGCAGTGCGCGAGTTTTTGGAGGCCAAGAAGCTGCCAGAGACTTTGCGCGTATGGGTCAACACTTACTTAGGCGAAACTTTTGCCGAAAGTGGTGAGCGTGTCCAAGAGCATGACATTGCAGAGCGACGCGAAGATTGGGGCGAGAAAGTTCCAAACGGTGTTGTGATGGTAACTGCTGGCATTGACGTTCAGGATGACCGACTTGAGGTCGAGGTGTTAGGCATTGGCCGTGACGAAGAAACTTGGTCGCTTGATTACAAAGTTTTATATGGCGACCCTGCCGCACCGCAGCTTTGGTCAGACCTCGACGCGCTGATGGCGACGACATACGAGCGCGAAGATGGCTTTGAGTTAATAATCCAGTCTGGTGCGATTGATACTGGCGGTCACTTTACGCAGGCCGTCTATAAATACTGCAAGCCTCGGTATGGTCGGCGCATATTTGCTATCAAAGGTGTCGGCGGCGAGGGCAAGCCGCTTATCGGCAGACCCAGCACAAACAACAATATGAAATGTAAATTGTTCCCGATTGGCGTTGATACGGCCAAAGAGATTGTTTATTCGCGTTTGCGTATTCAAGAGACGGGTGCTGGGTATTGCCATTTTCCAATTGACCGAGATGACGAGTATTTTAGGATGCTGACCGCCGAGGAAATCGTGACACGCTTTCACAAGGGGTTCAGAAAGCGCGAATGGCGCAAGACACGAGCAAGAAACGAAGCACTCGATTGCAGGGTGTATGCCATCGCTGCTTCTGCTATACTTAACACGAATATCAACGCAATGGCATCTAGGCAGAAGGCCAGACAGAAGCCAGACGACGTTGCAGAAGAAGTTAAGGTGGAGCGCAGGACGGCCAGACGTAGGCCACCCAGCACAGGCTTTGCAAATTCGTGGAGATGATGTAAGATGGCAAAGAAGTTTGGGGTCGCAGAACCGCGTGTCAAGTTAAAGATACGACGCAAGGGGCGACACAGCAAGGTTGTTAAACGGCGCGACAAGAAGCAGTCGTTCTTTACACAGGGGTCATGCCGTGGCTAATTTATTCGACGCTGATAACGCGCCAACAACTGAACCGCACAAACTTGTCGTTGGTGACTTTGTTCAGTGGAAGCGAACCGACCTTGTTGATGATTATCCTGTCGCCACGCACTCTGCCGAGATAGTTGCACGGTCAACACATGCTGGCTCTACTGAGTTCAAGATTGCCGCGACAGAGAACGCCGATTACTATTTATTTTCTGCCGCAAGCAGCGTGACCGAAAACTACACCGCCGGGCATTACCACTGGCAGCTTGACATCACGGAGACATCTTCTGGCAATCGCATCGTGGTTGACAACGGCACATTCGACGTAATCGAAGACTTGGATGTCAACGGCGCAGACCCGCGCAGTCATGCCGAGATTATGGTCACGAAGATTGAGAGCATCTTGTCTGGCAAAGCCGACAGCGATGTGTCTAACTACAGCATCAATGGTCGCAGCCTGACTAAATTCTCATTTGCTGAACTTATGGAAGCGCGTGAAAGCTATCGCGCCGAATATCAGCGCGAAATCAATAAAGAGCTTGCTGAGAATGGTGAAAAGACAGGCCAAACAATTCTGGTGAGGTTCTAACCGATGGCATTTTTTGATTTTCTACGCACGAAACAGAAGCCAAAACACATGAAACGGTCATATTACGGCGCAGAAACAGGCCGTCTTTTCTCCGATTTTATCACGCAGTCACTGTCTGCTGACAGCGAAATCAGCCCATCTTTACGCATTTTGCGTGACCGTTGCCGCGAAATATCGCGCAATGACCCGTATGCCAAGCGTTATATTCAAATCTTGAACAGCAATGTCGTCGGCTCTGCTGGTGTTCGCCTGCAAGTTCGCAAGCGCAATGCAGACGGCTCACTCGACTCGCCGGGCAACCGTGTTGTCGAAAATGCTTGGTCATCTTGGGGTCGCAAAGACACTTGCTCAATTGATGGTCGCCTGACTTGGAATCAGTGCCAACGCCTGTTCATCGAAACGCTTGCGCGTGATGGCGAGGTCTTGGTTCGCAAGATTAAGAACCCTGCTGGCAACCGCTTTGGCTTTTCTTTGCAGTTCATCGAAGCCGACTACTTAGACGAGAACTATAACAACACCGCGCCGAGTGGCAACGAAGTGCGTATGGGTGTTGAGATTACCAAAGAAGGCAAGCCCGTTGCCTATTGGTTGTTTGAAGATAACCCAAATCACACCAATGGCTTTGGCCGTAACATGAGCGCACGCAAACGCATCCGCGTGCCAGCCGAAGAAATCATCCACGCCTTCATCCAAGAGCGTGCAGGCCAGACCCGTGGCGTGCCGATGATGGCAAACGTGTTAAGCCGCCTCAAGATGCTTGACGGTTTTGAGGAAGCCAGCTTGGTTCATGCTCGCGTCGCTGCGTCGAAGATGGGTTTCTTTACATCACCGTCTGGCGATGAGTTTATTGGCGACGACTATGATGGCGCAGCCCCATTGATGGACGCAAGCCCCGGCACGTTCAGCCAGTTGCCAGAAGGCATGTCGTTTGAAAGTTTTGACCCGTCGGGTGTCGGCGGTGCTGACTTCGCAGATTTCGAGAAAGCCATCTTGCGCGGCATCGCTTCTGGTCTTGGTGTCAGTTATGTGTCGCTCTCTAATAACTTAGAAGGCGTTAGCTACAGCAGCATCAGACAAGGCACGATGGAAGACCGCGACAACTTTAAGATGTTGCAGCAGTTTATGATTGAGAACTTTGTCGATGACGTTTATCGCTCGTGGCTTGAGCAAGCCATCACCTACAACGCGGTCACGTTGCCGATGTCTAAATATGACCTGTTTGCCGACCAAGTGACTTACCGTCCGCGTGGCTATCCAGCCATTGACCCGCAGAAAGAAGTCAACGCAAACATCGCCGCAATCAATAGCGGTATTATGACCTTGCAAGATGTCCACGGTCAGAATGGCCGCGACACCGAAGAAGTGTTTGAGCAAGTTGCACGCGAGAAAGACTTGGCCGCACGTTACGAAATCGAGACTGCGTTCCAGCCGTTTGGCAATAAAGCACCAGTGCCAGCCCAAGTTGACGGTGAGCCAGATGGCGAGTAATATTGAAACAACTGAAACCGATGAGGTTGCTATGACTGACGAAATTAAAAACGAAGAAGTGGCCGAGACGCAAGAGCGTCACATTGTTGCTGTCCAAGAAACTGACGAAACAGTGACTGTCACCTTTGAAAAGCATCACGACGAAGAAGTCGAGACCGAAGTGGCTGAAGTTGAAGAAGAACGGTTTGACCGCTCGACACTCGCCTATCGTGCCGCCGAGGTAATCGGTTCTGATGATAAGAGCCGCCGTGTTCGCATGAGCCTATCGAGCGAAGAACCCGTTGAGCGTTCTTTCGGTATGGAAGTGCTAGAACACACAGAAGAAGCCATTGACTTGTCGCGTTTGGCAAGCGGACACGCGCCGCTTTTGCTTGACCACGACATGACTAAGCAGATTGGTGTCGTCGAAACAACATCTCTTGATAAAGCCGAGCGCAAGTTGCGTGCGGTTGTTCGCTTTGGAAACAGCGCACTTGCTAGAGAAGTTTATGATGATGTCAAGGACGGTATTCGAAGCAATGTCAGCATCGGTTACGTTGTCCGAAATATGGAAGCAAAGAATGACAGAAGCGGGACGGTTTCGGTTAATTCGTGGCAACCATACGAAGCAAGTATTGTATCAGTTCCTGCCGATGCCGGTGTTGGTGTGAACCGCAATGCTGAATTTGTCGAAACTATTGAAGTCAAAAAGGATATTGAAATGACTGAAGTAAATAAAGACGAAATCCGCTTGGAAGCTACTGAAGCCGCCAAACGCGAATTTCAAAAAACCGCGCAAGAGATTACTGCTCTTGCCGTTAAGCACAACAAACGTGACCTTGCTGACAAAGCTATTGCCGATGGCATGAGCGTTGACCAGTTCCGTGGCATGTTGTTGGAAGCCCTGCCGACTGGCAAAGCCCTTGAGCAATCTGCTGGTGCAGTTGACATGAGCGAAAAAGAAGTCCGCAACTACAGCTTCATGAAAGCTGTTCGTGGTCTGGTAAACGGTTCTGGCCTGAATGGTCTGGAACTCGAAGTCTCCGACGAGATTGCACGCAAAAACGGTAAAGAAGCCCGTGGCTTCTACGCACCTGACAGCTTCTGGGCTGGCAAGCGTGACCTGATTGCTGGCACAGACGCTGATGGCGGCTTCCTCGTTGGCACAGACCACCGTGGCGACCAGTTCATTGATGCCCTGCGTTCGCGCTTGGTATTCTCTGACCTCGGCACACGCTTCTTGTCTGGCCTTAAAGGTGACGTTGCTATTCCGAAAATGACTGCTGCTGCTACTGCTGGCTTTGTTGCTGAAAACAACGCCGTTGCAGAGCAAAACCAGACTTTCGGTCAGTTGACACTTTCGCCTAAGTCGCTCGGTGCATTCACCGATATGTCTCGTTTGCTGATGATTCAGTCCGACCCGTCGGTTGAAGCTATCATCCGTGACGACCTTCTGAACGCAATTGCTCAAAAAATCGAGCAAGTTGCAATCAAAGGCGGCGCATCTAACGAGCCTGATGGCATCTTGGAAACAACTGGCATTGGCTCAGTTGCAATCGGCACGAACGGTGGCGCAGCCACTTGGGGTTCGGTTGTTGACTTGGTCAAAGAAGTTGAAGCTGACAATGCTGGCCTGTCTGCCGACTCGATGGCATACCTGACAAACAGCAAAGTGAAATCTCACTTGGCTCAGACTGCTAAAGTAAGCAGCACGGACAGCGTTCAAATCCTGAATGACCCGTGGTCAAGCCTGTATGGTTACAATATGGCCGTCACGAACAACGTGCCGTCTGACCTGACCAAAGGCACTGGTTCTGCTTTGTCTGCTCTGGTATTTGGCGACTTTAGCCAACTTATCATCGGCATGTTCTCGTCTGCCGACGTTCTGGTTGACCCTTACACGAACAGCGCAACTGGTGCTGTCCGCGTCCGGGTTATGCAGGAAATGGACTTGGGTGTTCGCAATGCCCAGTCGTTTGCTGCTATCACAGACATCGACGCCTAATTGAGTGGGGGGTGGGCAATCCCTGCCCCCCATTTTTTATTGCTACGGAGAAAACAATGGCTGAACAAAAAGTTAAGATTGAAGTTATCGCAGGCGTTGGCATCAAAGGTGTCGCATACGCAAAAGGCGATGTCGTTGAAGTTTCTCAGGCAGACGCTTTGCAGCTTATTGCAATGCGTAAAGCCACTGGCTACGAAGCCCCAAAAGTTGACCGTGCAATCGGTCTGAACACAGAAGATGCAGCACCGCTGGTAAAACGCACCCGCAAGCCGAAAGCCAAATAAATGGCAGTCGAAACCGCCACAGAACTGGCTGTCTTTTTTGAGACAGATGACTTTGCGGTGACAGCAAGCTACACGCCATCAGGCGGGTCAGCCAGCGATGTCAAAGGCATCTTTGACAAAGAATATCTTGAACTAGATAGCGGCGGCACAGTCGCATTTGCTGTAAATCAGCCGCGCTTCCAGTGTTCGACCGCCGACGTTGCTAGTGCAGCCGAAGGCGACGCAATCACCATCTCAGGCACAAACTACATCGTGCGCGTAGTGCAAGACGACGGCACTGGCGTAACGACACTGGTTATCGAGGAGCAATAGATGGCGCATGTTCGCAAATCTATCCGTGACAACATCGAAACCACGTTGACCGGGCTGACCACGACGGGCAGTAACGTATATGTTACCCGCTTTTATCCGCTTGCCGAGGCGAAGGTGTCTGGCCTTTGCATTTACACCAACAGCGAAGCGACAGAAACAAGCACGCTGAAAACACCTCGCACGCAACTGCGGACGCTTGAGGTTATGGTCGAGGCTTATGTCAAAGGCACAACAGGCATCGACGACACGCTCGACACGATTGCTGTCGAAGTCGAAGAAGCGTTGACCACAGACATTACACGCGGCGGCAACGCCAAAGACACTAAAGTGACAGCATTTGAAGCCAGCTATGCAGGCGACGGCGACCAGCCAGTCGGCGTTGGGCGTTTTACGGTTGAGGTTCTTTATGCTACACTCGAAAACGATATTGAAACCGCAGCATAGGGTGACTAGAATGGCCAAGCGTGTTAAGTTATATAAAGATGGACAGACAATGGAAGTCTGGCAAGAGAATGTTGAAAAGCTAACCGCCCGTGGTTGGTCTGAGACAGAGCCAAAGGCGAAGGCTAAAACAACGTCTAAAACCGAAGTTGCAACCAACACTGATGAGGTATAATTATGGCAACGCACACAGGCAGTGAAGGCACGGTAAAAATCGGGTCTGACACTTTGGCGGAAATCCGCTCTTATACGCTCGAAAGCACGGGCGAAGTAATCGAAGACACCTCTATGGGTGACAGCGCACGCAGTTACAAAGCTGGCCTGACCACTTTCACAGGTTCTTTGGAAGTTTTCTTTGACGAGACTGACACAGCACAAGGCAACTTGGATGCTGGTTCATCAGTTACTTTGGAAGTTTACCCCGAAGGCGCAACCACAGGCGACACATATTACACTGGCACAGCCATTGTAACTGGCCGCACCGTGACTGCTTCTTTCGACGGTATGGTCGAAATGTCAGTCACAGTTCAAGGTTCTGGCGGACTGACAGAAACAACCGTTTAATATAACAGACAGGGGGTGGCACTATGTCTGCATTTGGCGAGCGCATAAGCGCGAAAACTAATCAAAGCACTGTTCGTGTTGAGGTTGCTGCGTGGGGTGACGAAAATGAGCCAATGGTTCTTTTCGCTGCCCCATTAAGCGCAGGCGAGTTTTCTAAACTTCAACGCAAGCATCCTGACTTCTTGGCTAACATGACGATTGAAGGTCTTGTTGACCTGATAATTATGAAGGCTATGGACGAAAGCGGAAACAGGGCGTTTGATGTGGGCGATAAACCCGTTCTAATGCGCCAGCCTGTAAACGTGGTCAGCGATGTTGCTGGTCAACTTATGGGCGACATGAACAGCGTTGAAGACGCAAAAAAGGATTAAGCGATGACCCTGACCGATTTGTGGTCATCGCTTTAGCCGACCGTCTTGGCAAGACCATTGGCGAAATAGAACTTATGCCCTATAATGAACTCATCGAGTGGGTCGCATATTTGGAAGTTTTAGCTGATGGCCAACCAAAATCTTAGAGTAAATATCACAGCCTTTGACAAGACGCAGCGTGCGTTTTCGTCTGTTCGCAGGGGTCTTGGTAGCGTCAAAAAGACAGTATTTAACGTCAAGACAGCAGTCGCCGGGTTGGCTGGTGCTGCTGGTTTTGGTCTGTTTATCAAAAGCACGATTGAAACCAACCGCAAGTTCCAATCTCTAGAAGCAAGTCTAAAAACATTTCTTGGCAGCAGCAAAAAAGCCGCCGGGGCGTTTGATGTATTGCAACAGTTTGCAGCGCAAACGCCGTTTAGTCTGCAAGAGGTTGTCGGCGGCTTTAACAGGCTTATTTCTGTTGGCCTTAACCCATCTATTTCGGCTCTTGAAGCCTTCGGCAACATTGCAAGCGGCACAGGTAAAACGCTCGAACAATTTGTCGAGGCTGCTGCCGATGCTGCTGTTGGTGAGTTTGAACGCCTGAAAGAGTTTGGCATCAAGGCACGAAGCGAAGGCGACAAAGTTGTCTTTACTTTTAAGGGTGTCGAAACAGAAATCAAAAAAGATGCCGCGTCTATTGAAGGTTATTTGAGGACGTTGGGGCAAACAGAGTTTGCTGGCGCGATTGCCGAACAGTCAAAAACACTAAATGGCGCGTTTTCAAACTTGCGCGACAGCTTTGAAAGTTTCCAGAAAAAGCTGGGTGAAGCTGGTTTTAATGAGGCCATTACAAAGGTCGCAAAAAACTTGTCAAAAGTTCTTTCAAATGGCGACGAATTGGCTGAACTGTTGGGCGAGAAACTAGCGCAAGGCATCGAGGGTGCTTATCAGGGGCTGCTGTCTCTAATCACTGGCACTATTGGTTTCGGTGTTGCCTTAAACGAAGCAAAAAAGGGTAATATCCGATTTGTAGATGTAATAAGTCGCACAAGGGCTGAGATGGTCTTGATGCGTAAAGCTATCGACGATGCAATGGCAAGTGCAACAAATGGCGTCCCTTCTGTCAAAGAATTAGACGACAAACTTGAAAACATCACTGAAACCAGTAAAGAAGTTAAGAGAACGCTGGGCGATATGCTGGGTCTTGCAAAAGACGAAGCAAAAAAGACGGGCGACGTTATTGGAGATAGCTTTGGCGATGCGTTTACAAAACTAAGCGAAGGCACGATGAGCGCAAAAGATGCGTTCAAGTCTATGGCGCAAGATATAATAAAACAACTTTATCAAATCTTCGTTGTTGAAAAACTAGTCAATTCAATCTCTAGCGGCATAACTAGCTTCTTTAGCCCAACACCTAAAAAAGCAATCGGCGGCTCTGTGCAGCGCGGCCAACCCACGCTCGTCGGGGAGCGCGGGGCTGAGATGTTTATCCCCGCGTCATCGGGCAGCATCGTGCCGAACAACCAATTAGGCGGCGACGGCGGCGCAACAGTCGTGCAGAACATCAATATTTCCACTGGGGTATCTCAGACTGTCCGCGCTGAGATTACACAACTTATGCCGCAAATAGCCGAAGCATCGAAAGCAGCCGTATTAGATGCTCGCCGCCGTGGCGGTTCATTTAGTAAGGCGTTCTAATGTCTATTGCATACCCATTAAGTCTGCCGACAGTTACTGGCATCCGCTCGATTAACCTACGCGCCAGAAATGCCGTTGGCCTGTCACGCTCACCGTTCACGTTTAAGGAACAGGTCTTTTCCCACGGTGGTCAAATGCTTGAGGCGGAGATTAGTCTGCCTCCAATGACCCGCGCCGAGGGCGAGCAGTGGGTGTCCTTCTTGATTAAGCTAAAGGGTATGCAAGGCACATTCCTGCTAGGCGACCCAGCCGCCGCAACGCCGCGAG